GGCGTGCGCTACGCAGACAGCGCGGCGTCCGGCATCGCTGCGGCTTCAAAAAGAGACGACTCGCGAGAGCCGCCTGCGCAAACATTGCCTGTCATATGGAAAAATGGTGGGCGATGAGAGGCCACCATATCATTTTTTTGACGTTGTTTTTCTTGCGTTTTTCGCGCTCAATCCCTCACCTGAATTAGGGTGAGGGATTTCTATGTTCCCGATCTGGTCCGCTACGATGCGGCTCGCCTCGATGCCGAGACGCTTGCGGTCAACGCCCTTGGTATAGATTTCGGCTGTCGCGATGTTCGACCAGCCATACTGCGCCAGTAGCTGATGGGTGGCGGCGCCGCCTTCAGCCGCCAGTGTGGCGCTTAGCTTCCGGAGACCGTGTGCTGATTTGGTCACGTCGGCCTCAGTGCATTTGACCCGGAACCAGTTGCCGAAGCTTTCCTTCGTAAACGGCTTCCCGTGCGCGTTCTCAACGAGGTGCAAACCCCGCCTAGGGGTCGCCTCGATGACCTTCAGCATGTCGTCGGATAGTTCGACCGTCACTCTGGCACCGGTCTTCATCGTGTCGATGGAAAGGATGCGGCCGTTGATGTGCTGGCGGCCGACCAGGACGACGTCAGATCGGCGCAGGCCGGCGAGCAGCATAAGCTCCATTGCCAGACGCTCGGGTGTGCCGATCGCGTGCTTGCCGCGGAATGCCTTCACGTCATCGACGGTCCATGCTGGGAAGCCGTCAGTCTTGTATCCGGGTGGTTCGACGCCGACGGTAGGATCCACCTTCACGAGGCGCATCTTCTTCGCCCACGAGAACATCCCTTTCATCGTCTTCAGGAAGTTGCCAGCCGCTGCCGGCGTCTCGTGGCGCTTGTCGACGCCCTCCTGGATGACGTCCTGGGTGAAGGCCGTCAGCGCGTGACGCGCGTTCTTCTCCAGAACCTTCACCATGATCAAACGCTGCTGCTTTTGGGTGGCGGCGCTATATCCGGCCCACTTTGCGCTTTCTGTCGTGTAGCGCTCCCAGAGCCAGCCCAGCGTGCCTTCGTGAACCTTCGGCGCCTCGACCGGGCTGCCGGTCAACGCTGCCATGTAGGCAGACTTGAAAAGCGGATCGGCCGGGCTTGGCAACCTGATCCGCTTCCCCTTGCCGATGCGGAAATAGAAGACCCACTTTTTATGGCGGGTCAGCTGCTTATGGACGTGCAGGGGAAGCTTTCTGGGCATCCCTGATTCTTCACAGGCTGGGTCTCGAATAGTCAACGCCGCTTTCCTTGATGGTCTTTTCATCAGGAATGACGGTGATGACCGTCTCTCCAATGCGGATTTCCACCCTGCAGCCGGTGGCTTTTGCCACTTCCGCTGCGCGTTGCATGTCCTGTTTGCGGACGAGAGCAGGGGCTGACATGGCTCAGTTCTCCCCGATATCCACATCATCCACAGCCTGCTTATCCACAGCACGCAAGCTCAAGGAATTGAGAAAGAGGGACTGATATGAAGTCTCGGCCTTGATGGCTTCTGCCACCAATCGGCACTCTGCTACGTACGCAAGCTTGCGTTGCACGTCTTCTGGTGTAGCGCACCGGGCTGCGATGAAGTCCAATTCCGCAGCGGTAAACCTATCGTAATCGGGGCCTTCGGCGACCAGGTCGCCGTTCGGCGCTGCCGTAGCGGCCCACATCGCATGCGCCCTGCGGTGGCGATCAATCGCCCTTTCAATCTCCGGTCCAGCGCTTTCCATATCGTCTACGATATTATGCGCCTCGCTGATTTCTCTTTGGGCCGCATCGACGAGCAGGTTCAAAGCACAACTGTCCTTGTCCCTGCCAGTCATGCCACGTGCGGAGCCAAGCGCCATCCTGATCGCATGGAGATAGCTCTCGGCCGCGCCGAGAGTATCCCGGAACAGCGTGATGCGGTCAGTCATGGTTCATCGCCTCCTCAGCAACGACCTGCACCCATCTCGCCGGCCCCGCGAAGGCTTCACTAGCGTCGCGCAAGCGCTTGACGTCACGGCAGGCGATCCGCTGCAGCGATGCTACCCGGTCAAGTTCCTCATTTCGCGTGCCATCAGGACGGGCATAGTCCATGTCGTGAACGATGTCGTATGTTGCCTGCATAAGTTCGGAGAGATCGAGCAGGGCGTAGAAGAGATCGCTCGGGTTGAAGGGAGCGGCCTGAGACAGAGGGCTTGTCATTGTCCGATCTCCCCACGGCATGCGTCGTAGTAGCTGCCGGCCAATTTCACCGCTCTGGATGTAACGTTGTTCCAGGCAAAGGAGATATTCTCCAAGTCGTACCTGGAAACCAGAATGCGGAAATATTCGCCTTCCTTCTCCCTGTTGGAGGAGAGCACTTCTTCGAGCAGGCCCGCCATGATCCGCGACATCGCTTCGAGCTCTGCGACCTGCTCTTCGAGCGTCAACATGGCGTCGGCGACGGCGGTGCGTCTATCAGGCAAGCCTTCGGCGGCTGCCTGAACAGGAATGTTCGGCATTGGTCTCTCCATCGGTTAGGATGAAGAGAGAAAGCCATATAGGCTATGCCGATGTCAACAGATTATTAAGCCTATTCGGCTATATATCGCTTCAAGGCCCAAGCGGGTTGGAACCCAGTCAGGGATGACACCTCGGAAATCTCTTGGTCTTTCAAGGTCCTACCGTTCAGAAGTCGTATGTCAGCGCGCTTGCCTTCAACCGAAGTTATTGTCGCCAACATGGATCGGTCCCCAATAAGCATCGAGCACAACCGACCGACAAGTTTCGGCCAATCTGAATCGTCGATAGCGGTGAAGTTAAGGATATCACCTTCCAAAAAGAACGGAGCCAGCGCGTCATCGTTCACCATCGCCCAAGCAGAAGTGAAATCACCTATGGAATTGAGGTGGGAAGAGAAGCTGTACGTCTCGCCATCTTCAAATTGCTCGAGGATGTAGCCGTGGCTTACGCCGCCCGAGACATGCATGTACTTGCTGACATTCCCTCCCCAGAGGTCAAGGACGTCAACATCCAAAGTGTCGGCCAGGCGTTCAATCCAGTCGCTGGTGAGCTGCATAACGCCTCTCTCCAGTTTACTCACGGTGACCCAATGGACCCCCAAAAGGTCTCCGAGCTGCTGTTGAGTCAGCCCCCGGCGCTTGCGGACTTCGGCGATACGGTTTTCGGTTTTTTTCGACATAAAGCTATTCTGGCTTAATTCCGTTACCGAATATATAACCGGATTGGCTAAATCGTGACTTGAAAACATATAGCCAATATGGCTTTATGTGTTTGCTATGAAGAAAACACCACTTAATCCCAAGGACTGGCGAAAGGCGAGCGGATACTCGATGGCCGCTGTCGCCCGACTGCTAGGGATCGACGGAAAAAATCCTTCGAGAACCTGGCATCGATACGAAACTGGCGAGCGCGAACCACCACTCGCGCTGGTCTGCAAAATTGAAGTGATGAGCAACGGTCTAGTGCCGCCGTCGTCATGGGTAAGGGTACGAGACGCGTACTTTTCTCGCCAGCGCGGGGTATCAGCATGATCCTGCGTGAGCTCAATTCTCCAGCCGACATTGTCGCCATTGCCATGGCGCGGCGCTTTTACAGTGGTCCGGAGGGCGATGCCATGACGAAGGTCATTCAGTTCCCGCGGCCGAAGCGCCAGAGCAACATCCTCGACTACGGCTCGCAAGTCCCGCACGTCGCTGGATCACCGATGAAGCCGACAGTCTCGCACGCGCATTCGCGCGAGGAGGTGCCGGCATGACCTTCCCCTCTTTCGAAGCGCAGATGGCGGCGTGGCAACGATACGCCGACGCCCGCAGGAAAGCCGACCAGACCCTATCGTTTAAAGACTGCCGTGAGGCAGCAGCTGCTTGGATCGGGTTCTTGAACGTCTACCTGCCGGAGGACGAGAGGATGCCCGAGCGTCGCCTCGGGCCCAATGTCACGATCTTCCCACTTCATAAGGCGTGGCCCGGTGGTGGCCGCAAGAGGAGGGCGGATCAGTGATCAAGGTCATCCCTCAGCACAACGGCACGCTCATGTTCCCGATCCACCTGACCCGCATCGGCGGGGGTGCTCGGCACCTGGAAGCGGCCAACGTTCTCAAGATGCCGGTGAGCCCGCGTGGACGCGCTTTGCTGCGAGAGTATGGATCCGTTGTTGATGTCTGGGCCATGCCAGTCGACTGGGATGTCTTAGGCGAAGTCATCGATGATCTCACCGAATACGAGCGTAAGCAGGAACGTGAGCTTCAGGACTTTCACGACTGGTGTATCGCCACTGGCAAAGGAGCGCCGTGGTGACCAGGTCAAAGCCGTGGCTGAAATTCTTCACATCTGACTGGCGGTCTGAAATCACGCTGCGGCGGGTATCGCGTGAGGCGCGCTCGCTGTGGATCGACCTCCTATGCCTGATCCATGAAGGTGGAGATGGCCGTCTGCACTTCGACGGACAAAACCCCACCGATAGAGAAATTGCTTCTATCTTGGGCGACGATCCGAGGACAGTCCGCAGGCTGCTGAAGGAACTCGAGAACGCGAAGGTATTCTCAAGGAACGAGGACAACTTCATCATATCTAGGCGTGTACTTCGGGACCTAGATAAGGCGGAGATTGACCGTAAAAACGGTAAAACTGGTGGGAACCCCTCGTTAATAAACAATGACTTAGGCGAAGAGGGGGTTAACCCCCCTGTTAACGCCCATATTCCAGAGGCTAGAGGCCAGAGTCTAGATAAAGAAAAAGAAGAAGATCCTACCGCTGACGCGGTGCCATCGAAGTACGCTTTTGAGGGGCGAACGATCAAACTGACAAAGCAGCATTTTGATCAATGGCAGCTGGCAAACTCGAACCTCTCGTTGAGGTCTGAGCTCTACGCCCTGGATGAATGGGCTGGTCAGCAAAAGTCATCTGGAAAGAACTGGTTCGCAGCCGTAGCTGGCGCTCTTGCAAAGAAGCAGCGCGATTTCAACGAGCGCATCGAACTCGCGAAAGCCAAGCGAGAGGCGCCGTCAGCACCGAAGAGGCGGGAGGGCAGGATTTGAAGAGCCCGGACCAGATCCTTGCCAGCCACGGCATTCGGCTGCGCCGCGTGACCTCAGGCAACAAAAAAACGACCTGCCCCAAATGCTCCCCGGGCCGGAAGAACAAGCGCGAACCGTGCCTGTCGGTCCACATCGGAACCGACGGGGTCCGTTTCAACTGCCATCACTGCGGCTTCCATGGAGGCGAATTCTTCGATGAACAAACTGGGACAAAGCGCGGTTCAAGCGTTCAAAAACAGGCAAATAGACCCGCAAATCGCCGCTCATTCAGGAGTTTTTACGGGTAGGGCCGAGAAGGACGAACACGGCGAAACAATCGTGGTCCCGGACGTTGACGGGAACATCGTCGTTTTCCCCTTCATCGATGGCGGCAAGGTCGTTGGGGAGAAGTACCGGGCGCCTGGCAAGAAGTTCTGGCAACGGAAGGGCGGACGAAAGACGTTCTGGAATGCCGACTGCATGGACGACCCGGCGCTGGAGGATGGCCGAAAGGCGTTGATCATCGTCGAGGGCGAGATTGACGGGCTGACATCGCTCGATTGTGGTTTCGCGTGCACCGTGTCCGTCCCGGACGGCGCGCCGCCAGTGCGCGATGGCGAGGATCCCGAAAAGGTCGAGGACGTCGATCCGGAGCATGACGCCAACGGCAAGTTCGAGTTCGTCTGGAATAACCGCCATCGTTTGAAAAAGATCAAACGTTTCATTTTGGCGGTCGACAATGACGGCCCCGGCCGCAGGCTTGCGGCTGAGCTGGTGCGCCGCCTCGGTGCCGCGCGCTGCGCCTTTGTCACCTATCCGGAAGGCTGCAAGGATCTGAACGACGTCCGGATGAATCTTGGTCCGGATGCCGTGGTGCGCGTGATCGACGGCGCGAAGCCTTACCCTGTGAAGGGCGTCTATCAGCTTTCCGACTATCCGGAGGTCGATGAGCCGACAACCTACACCACCGGCTGGCCTGACCTCGACCAGCACCTCCGGCTCTGGCTGGGCGAGCTGCTGGTGATCACCGGCATCCCTGGTCACGGAAAGTCCACATGGACGATGAACCTGTGTGTCAACCTTGCCCGCTTCAACGGGTGGAAGATTGGCGTCGCATCGTTCGAGATCCCGACTGTGCCGGCGCTGCGCTTCAAGTTGCGGCTCGCCATTTCCGGCGTTCCTTCGGCTGAATGGACGCGCGAAATAGTCGGCAATGCAGATTGGTTCATCCAGGATCATTTCGTCTTCATCGACGCCGACCCAAGCGGGGAAGACGACGACGACATGACGCTGGAATGGCTTCTCGATCGCGCTGCTGACGCGGTGCTCAGGCACGGCATGAAAGTGCTTGTGATCGATCCTTGGAACGAGGTCGAGCACTTTCGCCCGAAGTCGGAAAGTGAAACGCAATATGTGAACCGAGCTCTTCGCCAGATCCGGCGTTTTGCGCTGCGCTATCAGGTTTTGGCGATAGTCGTCGCCCACCCCACCAAGGACGTGGGCAAGGGAGGCGAGGCAAGAACACCGACCCTCTACGACATCGAAGGATCAGCCGCTTGGTACAACAAGCCGGATCACGGCATCGTCATCGATGTTCCTGATCCTGAGACCCGCGAAACCGTCGTTCTGATCAAGAAGGCCCGCTTCTCCTGGTCGGGGAAAAAAGGCGAGGTCACCTTGGAATACGTCCCCGAAATTGAAGGCTATCGGTCGATGTGCGGCGTTGATCCGCTGTGGCCGATCACAACAGGAGCGAGATGATGTTTCATCGCAGCGTTTGCATTTCCAGCCGGTATCAAAACGCAGCCGAGATAGCTACCATGGCCAGTATGGTCGACGCTCTAGAGGCTGACGTTGCTTTCGTCGAATCGTTGTTCTGCGACAGCAAGGCCGGCGCCAACTACTCGGTGCGCCTGGTCACTGGTGATCAAGCTGACGCCAACCGGATCGTCGCAAAGCTAGACGCTTTCCTCGTGGAAACGCACGGTGGCCACAATGGGATTTTCCTATCTGGCCCGGGAAGTGTTGATGGCCACGCACCCCCAAACTACCGCGAATTCGGCCCCTCAGGGGAGACGCGGGATTGAACAAAGATTTCGAATTCACCGATGTCGACACATTCGGACGCGGTGTTCGGCACGGCTTCATCATCGCGGTGTCGAACGGCAAGGGTGGCAAAAAGGCATGGGGCGACGAAATCTTCCAGACTTGGGACGCTGCCCGCTCGACCGCCTTGCAGTGTGTGCCGGGTCCATGCGACATCGCCCCAGCTCGCGAAGTCATCCACTTCGGGAAGAACCCGATGTCGCATTCCTATCACCGGTCCATTCTCTTCGGTGACAAGGACGATGCGAACCACCGCTGGTATGCGGTTCGGGCTTCCCCTGGCTATCAGCGCATGGCCAAGGCGATTGACGGCCTGGCGGAGCTCCGCCGCGGCGAGAGCATCATCGAGCGCAATTTGCGCGAAGCGAACATCGATGTGTTCATGCCGGCCTTCTGGAAGGAAGTGCGGAAGCACCGTAGCCGAAAGCTCGTCGAGCGCCGCCTCCCGCTGCTGGTAGGATACGCGTTTATCCGCCGCGACCCAAGCGCCGGATTCGATCCTGTTCGAGAGGTCGACGGTGTCAGCAGCATCGTCTCTATCGGCCGTGACAGAGGGCCTATCGAGTTTTCGGAGGCTGACATCCAGACACTGATGATCGCAGCCTTCGATCGGAACCAGGCATATAAGTTCAAGCGAGCGACAGCGTTGGAATCTGCTCGCCATAGTCGGCGTAAGCATCTGAACACCGAGCTCGGGCGCCTCCTACCTCGTGGCCGCAGCCGAACCGTGTCACTGCGGTACCACGCCGAGGCCTGCATCAACAGCTTGGAGGATCGTCTGAAGGAAAAGGTTCTGGGGATTATCCAGATGATCGATGGCTTGGAAAACGATGAGCATCTTGATGAATATCGCGAAGCAGTATAGTTATATCCCATCTCCTTGGGATGCCCGTTCGCGATCCACAGCCTTGCGCTCTGCTTCTGCCGGTCCCGCTCAGTTGGCACCTAGCCAACCCCTGGGGGAATTGCATCCAAAATTCTCGGCAATATGCAAACGCGCATACTATTGGTTTTGCCGCCCTGTTTCATCTAGGGGGCGCATGAGGAACCACCGGCACCTCATTCTTTGGGACGAACCCCAGTATGCTCACCACGAGAGCGATGAGAATGCAAATGAGTACGAGGAAGGCAACGCCGGCTTTGTCCATTGATAGTTAACATTATTTAATGTGATGAAGCCTCAGCCAGGGTGGCCAGCGCCAGTGGCGCATTGTATAGGCGATTAGAGGGTCGCGCTCAGCCAGCCGCCGCCCATGTAACTAGTCCCGTATCATCCCCTCACCATCAGGTGGCGGGTTTTCGTTTCAGGAGCACTAATGGACAACCCTTCCCAAAAGAGCGACCAGCGCACCGCTGAGGGCCCGTACCGCATCCGGTTCTATGAGAACTGCGGGTATTCACCAGCGCAGCGGTTGGTGGCGCGCGCAATGGTTGAGATCGAAGAGAGAGGGTTTCACGATCGGAGGGCCGGTTGGCCGCTGCCCGAAGGTCCCTGCATGGCAGCCATCGATAAGGACGGCAATGCGATCGGCTTGCTCACCTACTTCGGCGAATCGGACTGGCAAATCTTGCTCGCCTACGTGTCGCCGGAGCATCGACGGAAAGGTATCCACAACGCTCTCTTCAATGCCCTTGTCGACAAAGCCAAAAAGCAAGGGAATGTCATTTCGATCAATTCCAGTACGCACGTTAACAATCTAGCCGCCCAAGCAGCATTCAAAGCGCAAGGTAGGGTAAAAGTATCCATCAACTATTCCTTCCGCCTGAAGGACTGGTGCGACGGCACAGAGCCCACGGAGTAGCGAGGTAGCGCAATCGCAGGCGTATGGTGAAAACGGTTGTGGAGACGCTTTCGGGACTGGTTCGCGTCGAAGCTCCTCTTGAGCTAATCGACCGGGTCGCTTAGCCTTCCTGCATTTGCAGGCTGTTCTGATCGCGGACCTCGATTAGAGGGAACACTCGCCGGGCCTTAGGGAGGATGTCACCGCCTCCCGCCATAGCCTCATTTTGCCAAAATTCTTAGTTTCAGCGCCCGAGATCGGAGCTTCCTTCAGTACCCATGGGCGCCTGGGAAACGGGTGGCGGTTCCACCACGAATTTGAGCCTCTTTGATCATTTCTGTCCGGTCCGGGCTACGATCTACCTCCTCGGAGCCACGATACAGGATGTACTCCGACCCATCCTTGACGACTTTGTACGAACCCGCGACATGAACCGTTTCCATGGTGTCTTCTCCCTGAAAGGTGATTATTCAATCCCTTCCGGAGTGTCGTGGCAACTGCCAGTTTGCGGAGTGCAATTGAGGAGGCACGGCTTCGAACGTTTCGTCGGCGTAGAGCAGCCCGGTAGGGCGCGTGGCCCATAACCACGAGGTGTCGCAAGTTCTAATCTTGCCGCCGCAACCACTTCACCACGTCCCGCTGGGGACCAGCGCCTGTGTATTCGGACGCGCTTGGTCAATGTTCGATCGACTGCCAGGATGCTCACCACGAGAGCGATGAGAATGCAAATGAGTACGAGGAAGGCAACGCCGGCTCTTCCTATCATTAAATAACAGTAATGGTCGGACAAAAGCCTTCAGCCAAGGTGGCGAGCGCGAGTGGCGCATTCTAAATAGGCGATTAGAGGGTAGCGATCAGCCAGCCGCCCGCCGCCACCCCATCGTGGCGGTTTTTTCGTTTTCAGGAGCGCCAATGAACACCCCTTCCCAGAAGAGAGACCAGCCCACCGCTGAGGCCCGGTACCGTGTCCACTTCTATGAGAACTGCAGCCAATCACCAGCGTCGCGGCTGGTGCCGCAGGCAACGATTGAGATCGACGAGATCGACGGGCAAGGGTTCCGCGACCGGACGCACGCTTCGCCGATTTTCACGGGGCCCTGCGTGGCAGCCATCGATGAAGACGGCAGGGCAATCGGCTTCATCATCTACGACTGCGGCGAGGAGAGCTGGAATATCACCCTCTCCTACGTGGTTCCTGAGCATCGCCGGAAAGGTATCAACACCGCTCTTTTCTATGCCCTTTGCGACAAAGCCATAGAGCAAGGAAATGTCTTTTCAATCGACTCCGGTACGCACGCCAAAAACCTCGCCGCCCAAGCAGCATTCGAAGCGCAAGGTAGGACAAAAGAATACATCGAATATTCCTTTCGCCTGAAGGACGAGGTCGTCGGCAAAGAGCCCACGGATGAGGAGATGAGGATGCCCGAATACCTCGTCGAGCGCTTCGATACCGGCTCAGACACCCTCAAGTTCATGCAAGCCTTCCTCAACAAAAAGGCGGCCGAGGGGTATGAGCTCCACCAGGCAATCGAGCGCAGCACGTATCAGTGGGTGCTGATCTTCAGGAAGGCTTGAGCGATGGAAGAGACGTTGTTCATGGGCTTCAAACCCCTTGACGAGATGAGATGAAGCTCTGGCTCGTCATCTACGCCGGCACGCAGATCGGCGGCTTCGCCGGTCCGCTGCCCTATGGCATGGAAGAATGCCAGCGACATCGCGACAGGCTCCGGGCTTCCCAGCAGGAAGTCATCTCGACTGGCTTCTCCATGAGCCTCAATCGGAAGATCACCGAGGACGAGCGGAGCAAGGCCGCGGCCATGCGCTTCGAGTGCGAGTGGCGAGACAGACGCCCCGCCTGGTAGAAAATTCATATCGCGTAATGCGAAGTCGTCAGCGGGTGACTAAAATTTTTTTCTACAGGAGATGAGCGTGAGCCGCTTCGGAACACATGAACTTCTCGTTCTCTCAATCGAGAACATGGCCAACGAGAGCCGCCGCCATTGCCGTGCCCGCGTTAAGGAGTGGAAGGTGAAGCCGCCCATAAGCGACTTCCCGCCGTATCGCACGACGCCGGTCATAGTTGGCCCTTGGGCCCCGAGCGACAGCGCACCCCTGCAATGGTGGCAAAACCCGGTCGTGAGCACCTTCGCGGCAACCTGCGATCCGGTCTAAAGCATGCCCGTTACCAAGAAGCCCAGCAAGAAGGCTAAGCCAGCCGCAAAGGCCCGCAAGCCCCGCGCATCGCAATGGGGCCAGCCAACTCGCGATGCCATTCTCGAAAAGCTCTCCATCGGCAAGAGCCTGCGGGAAATCTGCTCTGCAAAGGGAATGCCCGCAGAAGGGACTGTAAGAGGGTGGGTCATTCAGGACGAGGACTTCGCCGCGCAATACGCACATGCGCGCGAAGCTGGAATGGAAGCTCTTGGCGACGAAATCCTGCAGATCGCCGACAGCCAGGAAGGCGACATCATCAAGACGGAAGACGGTCGGGAGATCGTCAACCACGACGCCATTCAGCGGGCGAAGCTTCGCGTCGACACTCGCAAATGGATCATGAGCAAGATCGCTCCCAAGAAATACGGTGATCGGCTTGACCTCAACCACTCCGGAAGCATCGACAGTCTTTCAGATGACGCCATCGATGCTCGCCTCCTTAAGCTCCTCGGAAAAGCTGGAACTGCTGCAGCTGCTAGAGGAGAAGGAGAGGCGGAAGAAGCAAAACCTGCTGGCGAGCTATAAGCCGTATTCGAAGCAGGTCGAATTTCATACAGCGGGGGCTGCCTACCGTGAGCGGCTGTTCATGGCAGGTAACCAGCTCGGAAAGACGCTCTCGGGCGCGGCCGAGGCAGCGATGCACCTCACGGGCAGATATCCCGACTGGTGGCAAGGTCGTCGCTTCGACGGTTCGATCACGATGCTCGCCGGCTCCGAATCGTACGAGCTGACGCGAGACGGTGTCCAGCGCTTGCTGATCGGTCCGCCTCTCAACGAAGAGGATTGGGGCACTGGCTATATTCCGAAGGCCGCAATTCTTAACACCACCCGCCGGGCTGGCGTGTCTGGCACGCTCGATAGCGTCACGGTTCGGCATGTATCGGGTGGAGCGTCAACGCTGCTCTTCAAGGGCTACGACCAAGGCCGCAGCAAGTGGCAGGCAAACACGGTTGATTACGTCTGGTTTGACGAAGAACCGCCCGAGGACGTCTACCTAGAGGGCATCACCCGCACCAACGCGACGGGCGGCTCGGTTGCCGTCACCTTTACGCCTCTCAAGGGCATGAGCACGGTTGTTGCTCGCTTCATCATGCCGGGGGAAGATCCTGGCGCGGTGTATCGCACCGTAACAACGATGACGATCGACGATGCGGAGCACTACAGCGCAGAGGAGCGGGCTCGTATCATCGCGAGCTATCCGGCGCATGAGCGGGAAGCGAGAACAAAAGGCGTCCCGTCGCTCGGCTCGGGTCGCATCTTCCCGATTGCGGAAGAGAGCATCAAGGTCGACCCGTTCGAGATCCCGAAGCATTGGGTGCAGATCGGCGGCCTTGATTTCGGATGGGATCACCCGACAGCAGGCGCTGGGCTGGCATGGGACCGCGATGCAGACGTGGTCTACGTCACCAAGGTTTACCGGCAGAGCCATGCGACCCCAATCGTTCATGCCGCCGCGCTGAAGGCCTGGGGCATCTGGCTTCCGTGGTCTTGGCCGCACGACGGCAACAACGACATGGCAGCCGGTCCTAATCTCGCGTCGCAGTACAGGGCGCAGGGGCTGAACCTGCTGCCGGAAAGAGCGACGTTCGAGGACGGCAGCAACAGTGTTGAGGCGGGTCTTATGGAAATGCTCGACCGGATGATCACCGGGCGTTTCAAGGTCTTCTCGACCTGCCCCGAGTGGTTCGAAGAGTTCCGGCTCTACCATAGGAAAGACGGCAAGGTCGTGAAAGAGCGTGACGACGTCATCTCCGCATCCCGTTACGCGCTGATGATGAAGCGCTTTGCAAAGGTGAAGGCCGACTCGGCCGCATGGAAGTTCTCTGAACGGAAGGTGATTTGATGACCGGCATAACCGACCGCTACGGCGAAGTGCGCCGTCACGAGCACGAGGGAGGCGTCTACGTCATCCGCGATGTCTTCACGGAAGGCGGCAGTTTTATGCGCTGCGAGTACGCCGCCGCCTCTGACGATGGGGTCGTCACCTGGACCCCTTGCCGAGAGGGCGTCAGCTTCGACGAGATTAAGCCTCTCGGGCGTGTGAAGTACATCAATGTGGAGAAAGCCCTCTGATGGCCGCGATGTCGACACAGCAGGTTGCGGCGCAGGTTTCGCAGCTCGTCAAGGATTGCGAGAACTATCGGGACGAGCTGTCGGTCGATCGCATAAAGGCGATGGAGTACTACGACGGCACCATGAAGGACACGCCGGCCGATCCGAACCGGTCGAAGGTCGTTTCGCGGGATGTCCGCTCCTCGATCAAGAAGGTTCTGCCTTCGCTCATCCGCACGATCCTCGGCAATGACAAGGTCGTCGAATACCAGCCGGTCAATGAAGGCGACGAGGCGAGCGCCGAGCAGGCGACGGATTACGTCAATTTCGTCGTGTTCCCGGAGAGCGATGGCTACGATGCTGTTCAGGACGCCGCGCACGACGCGCTGAAGCTGCGCAATGGCATCATCCGCTGGTGGTACGACAAGAAGCGGAAGGTGCAGGTCTCGAAGCATACGGGGCTTGATGAGCAGGCGTTGGTTCAGCTCGTCGCTGACGATGACGTGCAGGTCCTCGAGCAAGAGCAATACGAGGAGCAGATTGACACGCCGCAGGGCCCGCAGCCAATCAAGCTCTACAACGTCAAGATCCGGCGCGTCTCGGAATACGGCTGCACCAGGCTCGCCGCGGTACCGCTTGAAGAGTTCCTGATCCATCCCGACGCGATCTCGATCGAGGACAGCCCGATCACCGGCTTGAAGAAGCGGCTGCGTCGCTCCGACCTGGTGGAAATGGGTTATGACCGTGAGAGAGTCGACAGCTTCGCAGCGGCTGGTTCCGACAAGGAAGAGGACACGGAACAGTCGGCGCGTCGCCGTGAAGCCTTCGACGAGAACGATTCGATCGCCAAGGCGCTGCAGGAGGTCGATTACTACGAGCTCTACGTGAAGATCGACGCGGACGATGACGGCATTGCCGAATTGCGCCGCATGGTCTTTGCCGGCGGCCTGGCAGAGGTCAATCTCCTCGACGACGAGGAATGGGACGAGGTCCCGTTTGCTGATCTGATCGTTGAGCGCCGGCCGCATCAGCGGGAAGGCAATGCCGTTACCGACGACATGGCGGAAATCCAGCGCATCAAGACGGTGCTGCTGCGCCAGACGCTCGACAACCTCTATTGGCAGAACAATCTGCAGCCGATCGTTCAAGAGGGCGCCATTCAGAACCCCGAGAGCGTGCTGAACCCGAAATTCGGGCAGCCGATCAGGGTGGGGCAAGGGACGGACGTCCGCGCCGCAGTAGGCTACACGTCGGTTCCCCTGGTAGCCGACAAGTCCTTTGCGATGCTCTCCTATCTGGATCAGGAGGCGACCGATCGTACCGGGATTTCCGACGCTTCGAGCGGCATGGCGCCGGATGCGTTGCAGAACATGACGGCAAAGGCCTCGGCGATGATCGAGGCGGCAGGCATCGGCCAGACGGAATTGATGGTCCGCACGTTCGCGCAGGGCCTCAAGCGCGTGTTCCAGGGCCTGCTGAAGCTGGTCATCAAGCACCAGGACAAGCCGCGCACCGTGCGCCTCCGCAATACTTGGGTGACGTTCGACCCGCGCCAGTGGAATGCGGACATGGATGTCACGGTCAACACCGGCCTGGGCGCCGGCACGCGCGAACGCGACATGATGATGATGCAAGTCGTCGGCCAGCAGCAGGAGAAGCTGCTCGCCGCTTATGGCCCCGTCGATAACCCCTTTGTGTCGATCGACAACATCTGGAATTCGGTGTCGCGCGGCGTTGAGGCGGCCGGGCTTCGCACTCCGGACCTGTATTTCACCAAGCCGACGCCGGAGCAAATCCAGCAGATGCAGAAGGCGCAGGCGAACAAGCCCAATCCAGAGATGGAGAAGGTCAAGATCAAGGCCCAGGCCGACCAGCAGAAGGCCCAGCTCGACGCCCAGCTTCAGCGCGAGAAGATGCTGCAGGAAGCGCAGCTCGAAAACCAGCGTATCAACCAGGAAACGGCGCTGAAACGCTACCAGATCGAGCAGGAGATACAGCTGAAGCGTCAGACGAGCGCCCTTCAGATGATCACGCGTGATCCGGTATCGAACGTGAATATCGGCGGAGATCCGGGCTGATGCGACAGGAAGACAAGACCGCAGCCGCCCGCGTGCTGCTCGACATGCCGCTCTTTCATCTGCTGATGGACGAGTTGGAGATGGCGGCAATCAACGGCTGCGTGAACGCCAAGAACACAGATCATGACGCCCGCGCCGCCTTTGCGGCCGAAGTGCGGGCCATCCGAAATCTCAAAGGCAAGATCAAGTTCCTCGCCGAGGGACAATCCT